CGAGGCGTCATCGAGCAGCTTCTGCGTAGCCTTGGGCTTCGCATAGAGTTCGTGGGCAGGAATGCGCCACTTGCCAAGCTGCGGCGTGTTGGTCTCAGCGCGGCTGTCCGTTTCGCCAACCCAGCCCGAAGAGGCTTCGTTGAGATCGAACAGACCTTCGAGGGCATCCGAGGAGATGACCTGCGTCGAGGCGTATGCACGCATCGGGCTGGTCTCGAACACCTTGAGCACGATACGGCCAGAGAGGTCGGGATTGACCACATAGCCGCCATCGGGATCGGTGCCGACCGACAGAGCCTTGCGCTCGTCCGGTCCCATGACTTCTTCGCCCTTGCGGATGAAGGTGTCGAACGCGGCCTTGTAGCCGTCCATATCGGCAGCGCCGAATGAACCAGCAACAGCGCCACGGCGACGGGCGTTCATGGAGGCCCACTCCTGGGCCTTGCGGTCGAGATCGACCACTTCGCCACGCTCGTCGGTGACGATGCGCGACTGACGCTTGGAAGCCAGAACGGCCTCGTCAGCAATCTTCTGGGCCTTCTCGAGATCGGCTTCGATCTTCTGAAGCTTGGCCTCGGTCACGACATCGGCGCTGCCCTTCTTCTCGATCTGGGCAAGGCGTTCGTCGTTGGCCTTCTTGAACTCTTCGAATCCGGCGTGCAGCGCCTCAACCGCGCCGACAGCCTTCTTGATTTCCTCTGACATGCAGGGATTCCTTCAGCTTTGACAGTGACTGTAAAAGGGCATCAACGCCCTCGGTTACGGCCTCTTCATCGCCAGCGTCCCGCTGTCTCTGTAGGGCTTTGAATCCGTGGAGAGTGAGAGCCACGGCCTCTTTGCGGGAGTATCCTGCATCGCGCAGGAAACGCTCGAAATCTCTTTCGGTGGTGATCGACTTGACGTTCGTAACCTTTGCATCCGGCAGCATCGGGAACGTCACAAGGCTGATCTCGAACAGGTCCACTTCCATAAGCTTGCGAACACGGCCATCGCCTTCGGGGATAGCTTCCATCGTGCGATAGCCGATAGACATGGAATCGATGGCCCCGGCGCGGAGAAGCGCCATTGCCTCGCGGCCTTTTTCTACTTCTTTGAGTAGACGGCCACGGACAAACAGGCCACGCTCGTCCTCGTAAATGTCATCCCAGACGCCGATAGGCTGGCTCATATCGTGCTGCCATAGCATCTTGACTTTACGAGAGCCGAGCGATTTGCGGAATGCGCCGCGTTCGACCACATCCATTCCCTGATCGACAACGCCGAAGACGGAAGCATAGCCCTCGAAGACGCCATCTTGATCCGGTTCGCGCTTGAGCGTGAGGGATACGTTCTTATGCTGGATCGGTTCGGACATGAACTTGTCGCCCTCTTCTCTGCGAACTATTGCGTTGGCCCACGAGCGGCCAGGATCACCGCCCCACAAGGCCCATGCGATGCGGCCAGCGGACGGATAGCCGTCTTCGCCTGGCGAGAAGCCTTGGCCTTGCTTGTCCACCTCATGGCGGGCAAAGTAAGACACCATCCGCTTGACGGTATCGAGCGAAAGGTTGCGGCGGTTCTTAATGTCACGGGCGCGGGCAACGCCGATCTCGGTGCCGCCACGGTTGAACTCATCACGCCAATCGAGGCCGCGCGTGGCTTCTCGTGCCATTGCCTCGTTGGGTGAGAACCCATCGGCCTTGCCTTCCCACTTGGAAATGCAGACGGCATAACGCTGATCTTCATCGGGAAAATCAGACATTGCCTCCTCGTCGCTCATGCAACGGGAGATGAATTCGTCCTCGGTTTCAGATGATCCGGGCATAGGCATGATGTGAACATATCATTTGTTGATGGTTTTCACAACATGGCCTCGAGGGCTTCGTCATCGATGATGTAGCCGAGGGTGCAGCGGCAGCTAATTACCTCCTCTGCAGCGCCGGAAGGATCGCCGGGGAATTGCAAGTCTGAATCGCCTACGCGGAAGGTATCATCCATGCCAACCGTGCTGCCGTCAGCTTCCCGGTGGGTTTCGCGCGTGCGTTCATCCGCTGCCGCAAGCCACTCTTTCTTCATCGGCAAGCCTGTCTGCTTGGCGGCCTCTTGAGATCCATAATTTGCAGCGCCGTGCGTCTCGGTGCGGGCAATCACGTTGGCACGGGTCGAAGACAGGGAAGGCACCAGACCGAGGATGGCATCGGCAACGCCGCGCTGGCCTAGGCCGTCACGATAGCCGCGATCCACGGCATTGACGATCTGGCGGCGGGTTGTTTCCGTCACCTCGGTGATGCGCCGGCGGATCATCTCCTGCTGCACATAACGCAGCGCAAGCCGCGTCATGATCTGGGCGAAGCTCTCTTTCGTCTCCAGCGGCAGGCCGTGCGCCTTGCCTTGATCGAGTATGCGAAGCCCGAATTGCGTGATCGACGCCAGCGCCATCTGGCGATAGGTCGCCTCGATGCGGTCATGGAATCCGCGCGGGAGTATGACCTGATTGGTCTGGAGCCACATCTCCACCATGTCTTTCATGGCGGTGGCGATCTCGCGTTGCAGGCGGGCGCGGAATTGAACTGTCAGGCGGTCGAGCAGTGCGACCTGACGGCGATGCTCCCGGCGAGAGTTGTTATCGACCAGGCGTCGTGCCATAGGCCACGGCTTTCATTTCCTCGACTGTCATGTCCACTGAGGTGTCTCCTGCCATGCCGAGGGGAATCTCGGCACTGGACACAAACAACGTGTCGCCTCCGTCAATCGGCCCGTAGCCCTTCAACGCGCGGCGCTCATTGATGGTGAGGTCTTGGCTTTGGTCAGCCATCTGCCACATCGAAAGCCGCTTCTCGGCAATCGCCGGGATGCCGTCGACGTCGGGGCGGATATCAACGCCGTAGAGCGATCCGAGCCAATTATTCCAGTCGTTGACGATCATCTGGAGCAGCGGCAGCGCCGTGTCCTCCCAGAATGCAAGGCGGGCTTCGGCGTAATTGGCATAGGTGTTATCGCCCGGGATGCCGAGCAGCTGGGGCGGCACACCAAAGGCCAGAGCAACGTCACGAGCCGATGCAAATTTGCTCTCGATGATGCCCATGTCGGTGGGACTTAGGCCCATCTGCTGCCACTCAAGCCCGCCCTCGAGGAGCATCGGTCGGCCAGCATTGATCGAGCCGGAATATTGCTCTTCGATCTGCGCCTTGAGGCGATTGAAGTTTTCATCGGCAAGCGTTCCGCCGTCCTTGACGGTGAGAGCGCCGGAAGGCCTGGCTGAGTTCTGGAGCAGGGCCTGCATCCACGCCATCGATTCATTGTTCTGGTCGATCGCATAGGCTCCCGCCTCGATGGGCGACATGCCATACCAGTCGTTGAGCGGATTGAAGAGTTTCAGGTGTCGCACATCGCTGTTGAGCGTGCGGGGATCGACATCCCATCGCGTAATGTTTTGGCCGACCTTGTAGATGTAGGCGGAGGGCACGCCGTTTGTTGACGGCATGATCGACATGCGGTCAGGGCGCAGTTGATATAGCTCCTTGACCTCGGAGCCAACGATGAATCGCTCCTCGTATCCATTGCCCGCGATCATGAGATAGGAGACTTTAGCTCGGACGTAATCGCCATAGGACTGCATCGGGTTCGGGCGGCGCAGGAGTGTCAGCAGCGGGTGGTCGACCAGTTCTGTCTCGCCGCGATAGATGCCAAGCTTTACGGATGCAATGGCGTCAGCAATGCGGTTGATCGACTGGTAGGCCACGACGTTCTTGCCGTAGGCCTCGCGCGCGAAGGATTCGTAATTGCGCGGCGACCAGACAGGCTGGCCGGGATTGATCACCATCAATTTCGAGGCCTGGCTTTCTTTGCGTTCCGGCAGGCGGCGGAAGAGGTCGAGAAGTCCCATTATGTCCTCATAGGGCGCGGATGGCGGGAGCCGACTGCGGCGCGGTCAAATCTGCAATAGCACTCATGGTTGCGTCGATCATATCATCGTGGGTTCCGTTTGGAAACACGGCGGCTTCGGACAGGAAATCTGCAAGATGCGGAGTGGTGCGCATGAGGTAGACGTTGCCGGATTGGATGTAGGGCGCGGCGTCGAATGCGCGGGTGACTTTGTCGGTATTGCGCTGGATCGGAATGATGGGGATGCCCTCACGCTTCAGCTTCTGGATGAGGCCGGTGCCGCTTACCTTGTCTTCGACTTTGAAGGTTCTGAGCGGCCCATGATACGGTTGGGCGTGATGCTTCTGCCAGAATGCGCGAGCCATCGTTTCAAGTTCCGGTGCCTCCCATTTGCCGCGCACCATGTCGAGCATAACCATCTGATTGTCTGGCGTGACGCCCCAGCATTGAAAGACGGAATAGTCATTCTGCTCCTTTGTCTTTTGCGCGGTGTCGGCATAGATCGATCGGTGCTTGATGGGTGGCATGGCGTCGAAGTAGCGCCACCATTCGTCTTTGAAGATGCCGCCGCCGAGGGGTGCGGGGCGTTGCATGTATTGGCCGGCGAAGACATAGGGGCTGGTGAGTTCCAGGCGGTCGAGCATCTCGGGCGGAAATTGTTCCGGCCAGAATGACTCGCCGGATTCATCACGGGCAGGGATTACGAGGTGCTCCCAGGTCTCTCCAGATCCACCGCCTAGCAGCCAGCCGGATAGGTCTTCCTCGTGGAGGCGCTGCATGATGACGATGATCGGAGTGTCGGTTTTGTTGAGGCGGGATTGAATTGTTGTCTGATACCAGTCGATCACGTTCTGGCGCATGACGGATGATGTGGCTTCGCCGGCCTTGTGCGGGTCATCGATGATGATGGCACCGCCGAAGCCGTCTCGCATCTTGCCAGCACCATAGCCGGTGATGGTGCCGTCTGCGCCTGTTGCGTACACAATGCCGCCAGCGGTGGTTCTAAACTCGTCCTTGGCCTTGCTATCGTCCTGAAGCCGCAGCCAGGGGAAGACAAGGCGATAGGCATCGTGCTGCATCATTGCGCGGATGTCATAGGCGTTCGCGGTTGCAAGGCGTTTGGAATAGCTCGCATGGATGAACTCGGAATCGGGGGCGAGGCCCATTGTCCACGCGATGAATGCCTTGACGGCAACCTCGGTCTTGCCGGATCGAGGCGGCACGTTGATGATTAGGCGCGTGGTGCGACCTGTGTAGACTCGCTCCAATGCCCTGCAAATGCGGGCTTGGTGCCAGTTGTCTAGCATGTCGATGTTACGCTTCGAGCGGAACATATAGCGGCTGAAATTGTGCAATCGCGCCGCTAGAAGCGCATAGTCATTCGCCTTCAGCATCTTGAATCTTGTTCAGTGCGATCAGGACTGCTTGCTGGATCGGGGCTTGCTGAAGCGAGCCGTCCTCGTTCGAGAGGTCGATTGTCTCCCGCCACCTGGCTTGGGTCTTGAGCCAGAAGATCATTGCCGTGGTGTCGCCATCCATAGCCTTCTTGTAGAGGCGTCCTGCGATCTGTGCATTGGCCTGTGCTTTGGCTGTGTCGAGTTCATCGCGGTAATATTTGCTCATGGTCTCGGTTGCCATGCCGAGGATCTTGGCGAGCGTTGGCTGGGGCGTGCCGACGAGTGTGTGGAGCTGCACCACCTGGGCAATGCGCTCATCGCGGCCTATCGGTGGGCGACCTCCTGGGTTCTTTGGTTTGTCGGTCATTGGGATGCTATTGGCTGGAGCCATTGATCAATCACAGCACGCGCAACTTGTTCAGTCATCTTTGGTGGAACGCTCATGCCAATCATGTATTTGCCAATCTTGTCGGTCTTGGCGTGATAATCATCAGGGAAGCTGCCAAGGCGTTTCCATTCTCTAAAAGTAAATTTACGGCATTTATCCCAATGCCTTATTGGGTCTGATGCCGTTAAAGTATTTGATGGTCTTTGTGCTGATATTTTGTAAGTGTCAAAGCATTTAGCTTTGCCAGTCGTTTTTTTTGAAGCAACAGCATATCCACCTCCTTCCCCCGCTTTAGTAAGGGGCCACCATTTAAGATCTGAGGGAGTTGGCCTCGTATCATCAATTTCAAATTGTGTAAGGTTGCAAACATCGCTTGTTGCCTCTCCCGCGCTAATCCACCTATGCTTTGGCGCAAGTGTCAACGGCGGCGCTTCAATGTCGTTTCGGATTGCGCAAAAGAAAACACGCTCCCTGCGCTGCGGCACGCCACAATCAGCGGCGTTGATTAGAAACAACTGCGGGCGATAGCCGATTTCCTTAAACCGCGCCATGACCATCTTGGTATAGCCCTTGGCATTACCAAGGATCATTCCCTTGACGTTCTCGGCAATCGCCACACGAGGTTTCAATCGCTCTACAAGATCAAGATAGTCGAAGAAAAGGTCAGACAACACTTGCTTTGCCTGGCCTTCGCGGAAGTGTTTATCCTTTCCCCATGCCTTCTCTCGGCTTCCTGCCATGCTGAATGTCGAGCACGGCGGCGAGCCGTCAAGGATGTCGAGTTTGAAGAGTTCGGGCGGAAGATCAGCCGTGAGCAGATCACGAATTGGACAGAGGAAATAGTGTGGAGGATGAAGGTTGCGCTTGTAGTGCCAAGCCATTTCGGGGTCGATATCATTTGCTGCAATGATCTCGCATCCAGCTCTTTTGTGGCCCATTGATGATCCGCCACCACAGGCAAAAGTGCTCATGACCTTGATGCCATTCTTTGGCACTGATGCAAGAT